GTGAAAACACTCAATGATCAGATCAGTTCTGGTTACAGCGTACTAGGTGAAGTGGATCATCCAGACGATTTAAAAATTAATTTGGACCGTGTGTCTCATATGATTACTGAGATGTGGATGGACGGTCCAAATGGATACGGCAAGATGAAAATCCTGCCAACACCGATGGGTCAACTTGTCAAGACTATGTTGGAATCAGGTGTGAAACTGGGCGTATCGTCAAGAGGAAGTGGCAACATTTCCGAATACGGTGGCGGCGAAGTTTCAGACTTTGAAATCATCACAGTCGATGTTGTGGCCCAACCTTCGGCACCAGGTGCTTACCCTACGCCAATTTACGAACACCTAATGAATACAAGAGGTGGAATCGTGGCCAAGGGTCTGGCGGCAGAAGTTGCAAATGACAAAAAAGCACAAAAATACCTCAAAGAGGCACTAACCAACATAATAAAGGACTTGAAATAAAATGTTCGATGCTATAACAAAACTAGTTGAGTCAGGCGTTATCGGAGAAGATACTAAAAAGTCAATCGAAGAAGCGTGGGATTCAAAAATAAAGGAAAACAGAGAGCAAGTGACTGCTGAACTGAGAGAAGAGTTTGCCAAAAGATACGAGCACGACAAATCAAACATGATCGAAGCAATTGACAAGATGATGACTGATAAGTTGAGCGAAGAAATCAGCAAATTCGTTGAAGACAGAAAACAACTTGCTGTTGAAAAAACGAACTACAAGAACAAAATGGGCGACCATTCTAAAAAAATGGAAGCATTTGTACTTGATAGATTGACAAACGAAGTTAAAGAACTACACAGCGACAGAAAAACTGTTGGTGAGAATTTTGCTAAATTGGAAGAGTTTGTTGTAAACGCTCTTGCCAAAGAAATCAAAGAATTCTCAGAAGACAAAAAAGGTGTAGTTGAGACTAAAGTTAAGTTAGTGAAAGAAGCCAAAGCACAATTGGCAAAATTAAAAGAATCTTTCATTAAGAAATCAGCCAAAGTGGTAGAGAATGCTGTTACTAAAAAGTTAGGTGAAGAAATCAGCCAACTTCAAGAAGACATCACATCTGCTAGAGAAATCAACTTTGGTAAGAGAATTTTCGAGGCGTTCGCTTCTGAGTATCAGGCTTCTTACTTAAATGAGAAATCTGAGACTGCGAAGTTAATGAAAGTTGTGGATGAAACCACTCTTAAGTTAAAAGACGCCGAGAAATCCATCGAAGAGGCAAAAACGGTGATTGAATCTAAAGAGAGAGAAATTTCTCAACAAAAAGATTTGATGGAACGTAAGGCGACGATGGCTGAGATGCTCAAACCTTTGAGCAAAGACAAGGCAGAAGTTATGAGTCAGTTGTTAGAGTCAACTCAAACTGACAAATTAAAATCTGCTTACGACAAGTATCTTCCTGCTGTGATGGAGGACGCACCAGTAGCCAAAGCAAAGAGAATTATTTCTGAAGCGTCAGGCGACAAAACAGGTGCTCCAAGATCCCAAAGAGGAGATGCTGAAATGATAGAGTTCCGTAAATTAGCGGGTCTCTCAACAAACTAAACTAAAGGGGAAACGAATAATGTCAGAACTATTCGAATCAAAATGGGGCGAAACTAAAGCCGCATTAACAGAAGGTTTAGAAGGCAACAAGAAAAAGACTATGGATGTAGTCTTAGAGAACACTAAGAAGTACTTGGCTGAGCAGGCAACTGCTGGTGCCACTTCTGCAGGTAACGTTGCTACTCTAAACAGGGTTATCCTACCAGTAATCAGAAGGGTTATGCCAACTGTGATCGCTAACGAGATCGTAGGTGTACAACCAATGTCTGGTCCTGTAGGACAAATCCACACATTAAGAATAAGATATGCAGACACAGTTGCTTCAAACACAACTGCTGGTGAAGAAGCATTATCTCCGTTCAAAATTGCGAAAGCATACTCTGGTAACCAGAACAACACAACTCCTAAAGCGGCTTCTACAGCATCTTTAGAAGGTACTCCTGGTAAGAGATTATCGATCCAAATCTTGAAACAACCGGTTGAAGCGAAATCTAGAAAATTAAGTGCTAGATGGACTTTCGAAGCGGCTCAAGATGCTCAAGCACAGCAAGGTATCGATGTAGAAGCAGAAATCATGGCGGCATT